GACAATACTACCAATCTTTGCGGGTCCCGCGCCGTAAAGGGTTGCATAGATGAGAGTCTTAGCCTGCGGTCTCGTAATGCCTGCGGCATCAGCGTTCTTCTGATGGATATCTCCATTCAATAATTCCTCTTGCCATTCCTCGTCTTGCATGTAATGCGATAAGCATCTCAACTCGATCCCCGAAAGGTCCGTACCAACTAATACCTTACCATCCTCGACAGTCCACAATGCTCGACACTCTGAGCCATACTCACTGTTGACACTAGGTATCTGTCCCATGTTGGGACTATGGTGTGTCATGCGTCCAGTCACAGCACCGTTAGTGATCACTCTACCATGTACCCTACCGTCATCCTTGACGTTATCAATCCATGACTCAAGCAACCCGACACGCTTCTGTATCATCAGGTACTCAGCAATTAGTTGTGCTTCAGGTAGATCAATACCCTTGAGTGTACCCTCATCAACTATGATACTGCCTTTCTCAGTCTTCTTAGTAAACACAACGCCACGCTCCTGAAGACGCTCTGCGATTTGCTTACGTGACCCCACATTGAATACGGTAACCCCGTCTTTGAGACGCTTGCCTGTCTTCTCTGACCAACGCTTCTCCACAATCGGAGGAAATATATTTTGCAAGTGGTCAGTGATAAAAGCCATCCGATCCTTAAGCGTAGCCAACAAAGAGATAGCTTCTTTCTCATTGAGTTTAAACCCATTGTCTTCCTGCTTCTTCATGATGTGTGCAACTTGATGTTCAAGATCAACAGAGTGACCGTAGTCCTTGAGTTCTCTTGACAACTTGCCATACAGTTTTACGGTTACATTGACATCCTGCATACAATAGTCAGCCATCTCATCAGTGTAACCACCATCAAAATCAGTGAAGTCATCCTTGAAATCACCGAGTCTCTCACCCCATGCACGCAGACTATGACCACCCTCCAGTTGTGGATTCCATAGCCTTGACATGACCAGAGTATCACGAACTTTGGAGAGGGGAATCTTGACTCCCCAAACCCGTGACAACACTGGCCCGTCAAACCCAATGATGTTATGTCCTACCACTACATCAGCCTTATCTACTAATGCTTGTACGTGCTTAGCATCTGTGTAGATAGAGGTGTAGTTGTCATAGTGGCAACCACAACACCATATCGTATCGTGTGCAAGGTTGGTCTCAATGTCGAGTACCAATACCCTCATTACAACTCCTCTTCATTAATCTCAGTCATTCTACCAGTGTTACGAGAATACAGCAATGCACCTGCAGGTCCAGTTGTACCACTGAATCGGTTCTTCAGCACACGCACACGGGTAGTGTTACGCTCTTGCACATCTTCAGCCTGACCATTACGCTCCAAGCCAATCACCATGTCAGATAACTGTGCGATAGAACCAGACCCACGCAGTTGAGCAAGAGATGTAGCCGCACCTTCCTCATGTCCCTTGGAGTCAGGACGCTTGAGATGTGACACCACAATCAGAGCAATACCAGTCTCCTGCACAAGCATACGTAGCTTGGTCATGATCTCGTCTATTGCTTTGCGTTCATCACCACTGGCTTGAGCAGACACCACGATACTAATATGATCGAGGAATACATAACTACAGCCCAGTCCCTTGGCAAGATATCGTACTCGACTAATGATGTTATCAACACTGGTACTACCAAAGTGATCGAACAGATATATACGGTCAGTACCGAGTGTCCTGTTAAACGCATCAGTCTTGTCCTCATCGGTTGCGTCTGTGTCTGGTAAGTGGAGTGGTTGGTTAGCCGCAAGAGACATCAATGATAGACCTGTCTTACGCACTGACTCCTCCAAGAACATCAGACCTAGGTTGTCCTCAGTCTTGTTGAGTACATGCCACACAATCTCACGCACAAACTGTGACTTACCCAGTCCAGATCCTGCAGTAATAGTGACTAGCTCACCCTTGCGTATACCATAGGTCAGATCGTTTACCCCTGCAAAGGGATACACACAATCAGCAGGTGCAAGAGGCTTCATCACATCATCATACAGACTACTACCCACAATGATCCCGTCAGGTACATGCTGTTCAGATGCCCACCACTTGTCGGAGAACTCCTTCATCTTCTTCTGTTGAAGATAATCACACGCATCCTTCATACCATCGAGGTGCTTAAATACCTTGGCCTTACCACCAAAGATCTCTGCTACCTGTGATGCCGCTTTCTGTCCTGCTTCATCACCGTCAAAGCAGATAACGATGTTGTCAAAGGAATCAAACCACTCGTATTGCTTGCGTATATCCTTGGCGGCAGAGGTTGCACCATTGCGTACTGACACAACGGGATACTTAGACCCAAGCATCTGGTACGCGGCCATCGCATCGAACTCACCCTCAACAATCGTAACGAACTTACCGCCCTTACTGAACAGGTGCTGTCCATAGAACTGTGCGTCCTTCCAGTTACCGTTGATAAAAAAGTTCTTGTCATGCGAGCGTACCTTCTCAGCAATCACATTGCCTTTGGCATCTGTGTACGCAAACATAGTCACACCATCTTCACCATCACGTATACACTTGTACGCCTTGGCGGTGTCTCGACTGATACCTCTGTCGATAATCGTTCGGTATAAGTCGTCATTGTTCCAAGCCCCAATAGGCTCACTGTCGTATGTTGTAGCGTGCATCAGTACCTCACTATTACGCTCTGCCCAATCGTCTGACTCAGGTGCTCTACGTGCCTCACAGGAGAAGCAATGAGTCCATCCGTCATCATTCACACACAATGCATCACTAGACCCGCAATCATTGCATGGTAGGTGCATCTTTACAAAAGCCACTCTCGTTCTCCTTGTAGTACTTACTCAACACCATCAGTGCATAAGACTCTTTTGGATCGCAACAGTAATCCGCAAGAGAAGTTAGTACACGATGAAGACCATAACGATAAATCATTTCACAACAGTCTGTCAACATAATGTGATTGTTGTGTTCTTCCATCGCAAGAGAGAACTCTTCAATTGGAATTTCTAAATCACCCATACTCTGTAGTCTCCTTTGTAGATACAAAGACTCTAAAGATAATAATAATAAAGTAATCTCTTAGATAACTCTAGAGAGAATAGTGTATCATAAATAATCTTCAGTGTCAACAATGTCATCAATACTCATGAGGTCATGTCGCTCAACTGCTTTGACTTGATCACGTATCGGATTGTAACAATCATTGCAAAGATCGAGGAACTCCTCAGTTTCAGACGACTTCCTTGTCGCCTCAAAGTCTGTCAACAGACAGTTACATGCAACACATCTCATTCATCATCTCCTTTCTTTAGAAAAGATGTAATTAATAATGCCACATAAATCAACAAGATAGCTGATGTAATTAAAGTATCCATTAAGTATTCAACCCCACTTTTTCGTAATCATCCAGTGACCACAGGGTATCACACCATGCCATGCTTTGTCAAAGTTTTTACGAGGCGGAGCATGTCCTCCTTCACGCTTCTCAAGCCCATACTTCTTACGATAACGACACGCAAACTGTCTGATTGAGTTGACCGAACCACCCAACTTGTCAGCTATTTCAGAGGCAGTAAAACCTTTATGCCACATGTCAACAAAGACTTGCACCTCTCTATCCGTGTACTTTTTCTTCATGTATTGCACTCCTTTTCCAAAACTCATGTAAATCATCTTCGTACACTTGTTCAGCTTGACCTATACATACGATATCGCCAAGCCCGTAGCTCATATCACACTCGTCAACTAAATCGTGGATAGCCCAATTTGTAATTACAAAGTCATCAGCGACCTCGTAGTACTGGTCTGTTTTTTCAACGACCTCTACTTTAATCCATTTCATTCTTCATACTCCCTCTGCATGAGATACAACTCACCAATAACCTTCTCAGCTAATACAGTACGTTCAACTAATCGCTGAATGTGCTGATGCTGTGAAGTTAATCGTATTGATATCTCCTCAACAATCCCTTCATGATCAGCATCCTCAATCACATCATCATAAACGCCACCAAGAAACTCAACCATCTGCTCTGTTGTGTAATACTTCTTCATGAGTAATCTACCTCTTCCATTTGAAAATCAGGACCTTCGCGTTCAACATAACGCCAGATTTCCCTATCTGTTCCACACATCCACTTGACTTCCTCGATGAATCCTTGTGGTAAACTATCACTGTAGTCTTCCAACTCAACAGACTGCAAGTGCCATGAGTCAGGGATATCATAACCCTTCTCAAACTTCCACACGACATCAAGACAGAACTCATTGTCCTCTGGGTCATACCACCAATGAGTACCGTAATACTCCTTACCATCTTTATACATCAGTGCAAATCTCCCATCACTGCTACTTCATCGCGTGTCATGAACTGGTGATCCATGTCCGCAACATCCTCTGCATCCAACCATGCATCCTGTGACTCACCATTGGCACGATTGATACCAAGGAACAGCACACGCCCTGCATACGGGTAAGGATACACATCTGGTGCATACCAGAACTCTGTCTCCTCATACAAGCCCTCATCGTTCACATAGATTGCATCACCGCCCTCATCGTATCCGCCAGAGCCGAACACACTACACTGTAAGTGCTTCTGGATATCACGCCAGTCACCTACTTCCACGTTCTCAATCGTCCGTGTATACGGATCAACCAATACACCTTTCATATTACTCTCCTGTTAGTACAGTTAGATGCAGACGTGACACATCATCAGCAGATGCAAAACGCCCACGGTTACACTTGTTATACATGACCTGTTCACACCATGAATCCCAGATCTTCTCAGTGGTACGGTTACCCTTGAACAGATTCACATAGTTCATGATCTTCTCGAACTTCTTGGAGTCCGACTTCACACCCTTCTGGATCGTCACATCCTTGATGTCAACCTTGTAGAGCCTACGCACATTATGCACATCCATACACCCAACACGACCAAACATCATCTGCATGACAAAGCCTGCCTTAGCTAGTCCGAGTCCCGGCACATCTAAGAGACGCATCATCATTGCACCATCCTTGGTCTGAACAGTACCCCCAAGTTCCTTCTTGGGAGTCATCCACAACTCCATGAGATCATCGTACAACTCCGCACCATAGTCTCGCAGATACTCATACGTCTTGCGCTTGAAGCCGAACAAGTATTGGGAGTTACCCTTGTTAGCACGATAATCATCCATCATCTTCGGCCACATCCAATGAGGCATCTTGATGGTCAACACAACGGCAATGATGCCATCACACATTTGCGCACTATTTTCCTGCATGTACGCATTGATCGCAGGATTGTATTTCTTAAACATTATTTTTCTCCTTTATCTCATCCAATTTCTCTTCACACTTACGCGCTCGCATTTTGTACCACTCGGACCCACCAAGCATAATGAACAACTCGTAGGCACTCTCAAGATTACCGCGTGCTAATGACATATACCCATCTTCAAAGTCTTTGTGACCCTCATCATAGAATGACTCCGCGATGAACGACACTTGACTTTCCCGTAGATCCTTAAGATCAAACAATTTACACTCTACTTTCATAACTGTTCTCCAGTTTTGTACTGTACAAAAACTATGGCGTTTCTCAACGTGCATAATACTTAGACAAGTAAGAACCACAAAAGTTCCCTACTACATTTCACCCCAACCTGCACTACGCAACCACGCATTGTCAGCATCAGAGTCCGCCTCTCTACGCTCCCGTGTGTGCTCGCATTTGTCACACAACAGAAGCTCCCCATGAATCCCAGTCGTACCACACTTAGACTCTACCTCACGATAGTCGTATCCGCATGGCACATACTGGTACACCACATTATCACACACTACTCATCCTCCTCATCATCATAATCAAAGATTGAGTCACGTTGCTCCAAATAGTCCCACTCCGCTAACTCATGCGCGTCAGCTTCATAGTCCCAACCCAATATCTCACCCGCATCATTGCGGTACACAATTTTATTTCTACCCACGTTTATTCACCCATTCACACAGACCTGCAATCACACCCCAAAAGATGCACCACACACCAACGAATCCAATCGCCACAAGATAAAACTCAT